GTGAATACAATCCCATGTTAAATTATGATAATCAATTTAACATAGATTGGTATAATAGACTCAGATATCTCCAAGAGCTCAGACTCTCTATACAATTCAGAAAGCCAGAGCCCAGAATATTAAAATGTAAAAGGGTATACCCTTTACCTTCATGTGATGAAACTTTATTTTAAATAAAATTATGCATCTACAAAACGAATACGGCAAGTTGAAGCTTGATCTACATCAACTACACCTGCTGCTCTGTTTCCTAAGGTTACCCAGTAGAGACCACCAGTTGCAATTGAACCTATTGCTGCAGTTGTTCCACTGTAAACAGTCTCGTGATTGAGTTTTTTGTATTTTTTGAAGACCATGTTTGTTTGAGCACCAATGTTAAGTCGATAGATTTTATCCATGAGAATAACAAATCTATCTCTGTTGTTGAGGTTGACCATAGCTGCTTGTGCATTAGCAGCTGTAGCAGTGTCAAGGATATCAGCTATACCAGGGAGATTGCCATTTGTTTGTTTATCATAAACAAGCATGCATCTGATTGCATTAGGTTCAGTAGGATCTTCTAAAGTGAAGATACTTCTTACTTGGAATGATTTGATGATGATTTTTCTTCCTATTCTGTTATTGAAATCAGTTCCAGTTGCAACTAAATTTACAGGAGTGACTTGTCCAGCGGAAGATACATCACTACCATCAATGGTATCGGTGAACTTTCGTTCATCTCCAGTTCTAGCTGTAACACCCCAGAAACCACCAGTTCTAGGAGGAGCAATAGCTCTTTTAGTAGTAACTCTTCTTCGTTTTGTACCAGAGAAAACAGTTTTTCCAGTCTTGGCAAACTTGCGTTTAGGCATTTTAGTGATGAGTGATTTGTAATTTCAAATCAGTTAAAAATAAGTTTAATATATATGTTTATTTTGATATATTTTGATACCACTCCCCGAAGGGTTAGAAAGAATTCTAAGAACAAATCAAAAATGCGGGATTCGTTTGCGAATCCCATTTTTTTGCGTATTAGCAAGCACCGCAGGTCTACACCACAGGCTCCGCAGGAATGGTGCTTGCACCGATGCATGATTAGCAACACGTTCGGCCTTAGTCGCCTGTGGCGACGAGTGCGTTAGCACCGGCTGGGTCCTGTGCTCGTGCCGGGGTTGTTAGGGGCGGAGCCCCTTTCAAACGCGACAGAGTTGATGTGATGACGTCTACTCTGACGTAACACGTTTGAGGGCACGAGGCACCACGAGGCCAGCTGACGTCAGCGACAGGGGGAGGCTTATAAGGCTTGGGGATAAATGAATCGATTTATCATTCATTAATATTACTATCCCCAAGCCGTCGCCGTCGCCCCGTCGCCCGCCTGTCGCTGCATGCCACGTAATCGAGAAATACACGCATATAATTGGTTCGTTACTTATCCTAAGTGTGATGCCACGAAAGAAGAATTTATCGAAAATATCAAAGAGTTCTCTGCAAAAGCACCAATCAGAGGATGTATTGTTGCCCAAGAAAAGCATAAAGATGGAACAAACCACCTTCATGCCGTTATCCAGTTCACTGAAAGATATAGATCAAGACTTGCCTCTGTCTTTGATTGCCTCACCGTTAGTGAAAAGCACCATGAAGGCAAACATGGAAATTATCAGTCCGCTCGTAATTTGCAAGCCGTTATCGACTATGTCCATAAGAGTGATCCAACTCCTCTCACTTATGGAGAAATTAGAACAGGAAGAAAGCCAAGTTCTAAAGAAACAAGATTGGATCAACTTGTTAAAGTTATCAAGGAAGGTCAATCGTTGGACCAAGCTGAAGAAAGAGACCCAGGGTCTTTCTGCCAGCACAAACGAAAGTTGGAAGAATATCAAGCTTATCTTCAGAGAAAAAAACTTAGAAGCAACTTGTTGCCAAAGCCCAACTCATGGAAATTCGATGTCTCAGGACCTTCAGGAGCAATTGCTGGAGCAGCATTGAATGAAATAGGATGTGCATGGCAAATAGAGAAATGGTTAAATGATAATCTTTGTGTTGCTGAGAGAATGTTCAAGATGCCAGCATTATGGTTACATGGCCCAGCTAACATGAACAAGACAAGTTTGTTCAGGAAGCTGGGCAAATACTATTCAGTTTATTGGATGCCTATTGAAGAGCATTTCTTTGATGATTATGTTGATGAAGCTTATGATCTTGTTGTTCTTGATGAGTATAAGGGTCAACATACTATTCAATTCTTGAATAATTTTATTCAAGGAGGTATTATGTCAATTCGTAAGAAAGGCACTCAATATCTCAAGATGAAGAATGTTCCTGTTGTTATTTTGAGTAACTTTAGCCCTGAAGAAGCATATGTTAATGCGAACAAATCCGCAGGATTTGAAGCATTACTCACAAGGTTAGTAGTTGTTCAAATAAGCTATAGATTGGACTTAACGCAGTTAAGTCCATTCTACTCGCGAGTCGGTGCTTCCCCACAGGAGGACCCAGCCGAGGCCAGTGTTGATTGGGAGAATGCTAGCACTGAAGAAGGTTTAGTTACATTTAGTGAATACAATCCCATGTTAAATTATGATAATCAATTTAACATAGATTGGTATAATAGACTCAGATATCTCCAAGAGCTCAGACTCTCTATACAATTCAGAAAGCCAGAGCCCAGAATATT